ACCTTGGCTGCACTCTTTTTGGGAGGGGCTCTACTTTGAACGAGGAATTAACACCGCTTGAGGTGTCACGGTACGGCAAGCACAGCGTGTTCAATTCGCTGGCACGCGCCAATGTGGAGGGCCAGATCGCATTTGTCGGCTGCAAGCTGTGGAAGCAGATAATCGACACCAAGCGATATGTGCGAGCCAAAGCAGAAGCGACAGCCTAGTGGGCAGGCACACGCCAAAAGGCGCACTGAGCGGAGCAGAGCTTGACGTAACGAAAAAACCCAGGCCGATATATCGGCAAGCACAGGGCCGAATCGCTGATCGCATTGCTAGATGTAGGCATGATCGGTAGCTATATGTATTTTGACAATGGAAAAGACTGCGCATATGTCGGTTGTACACACGGCTGGCGGGTTACATGGAAAAGCGAGGACAAAGAAGTATGAAAAAGATTCCGTGCCTATTTGAGCGCGAGGTTGGCGAAGCTGGGCAATTCAACCGGCTGGTGATTGACCAGCCAAACAGTCAAGCCGATGTGCAATGGGTGTTCGATGGCGAGGGGATTGCCACGAAGAAATACGATGGCACGTGTGTGTACATCAACCCCGCTGGCAAGCTCTACAAGCGGTATGACGCCAAGATCGATAAGAAGACCGGCGATTTCAAGACCCCGCCCGAGAACTTCCTGCCTGCGCAATCGCCAGACAAAGTGACCGGCCACTGGCCTGGCTGGGTGCCTGTGGATTTCGACGCCAAATCAGATCAGCGCCACGTGGAAGCATTCGACAACCTCATTGGCATGAGCAAGCAGACAGATAAACGCAGTCTATTCGGCGCTGGTGTGCGTCCTGGCACCTATGAATTGATCGGGCCAAAGGTCAACGGCAACCCCGAGAATGTCGATAGCCATATTCTCGTCTACCACGGCGATGTGATCTACAACAGCTTCCCGCGTACTTTCGATGAGATTCGCGAACGCCTCATTGTGCTCAACATTGAGGGCGTGGTGTTCCATCGTAAGCCGAATGCAATGTTTGGCAATGACATGGTGAAGATTCGACTGGCCGATTTCGGTCTTGAAAGGAAAAAGCATATCGATGTCTAAGAAATTTGATCTAGACGATCTGGTGTATTTGATGAGCGCATTGCTGCCTAGCGTGACTGGCGCTGCCCTAGCAGTAATGCAGGGCGCAAGCGAGACACGCAACACACACATTGAAGAACCCAATGTGTACAAGGGTGTCGGGGAAGACCCGCGCGAGGCATATGCCCGTGGCTACGCTAATGGTGAGACCGAAGCCTATGACAACATGGCCGAGCACGCAGCAAGAGTTGATGAGGCCGTGTACGCAGCCAATTCGGCTGGCAACCACACCGATGACGCGCACGGGCAATTCCTGGCCGATATGGATAACGCTGCGAGTCGCGCTAGCGATGAGCAGCCTATTGCCGAGGACTGCGACGATTGCAGTGTTAATGACGATTGTTCAGAATGCGATGCGCTCAATAATCGGTCTCGTCATATGTTTAAGAACGAAGCTGGTTCCTGGTATGCCAACGTTCAATTAGATGATGGTGAACGCGATTATGGTTTCATCGTGGACGGACCACACCGTGGCAAGAGAGCACATCGTGGCAATCATGGGCTTTGGGTTGTCGAAAGCGCGGTAGACGATCGGTTTCGCAATCTGGAACACGATGAACACGAAACCGATATCACGCACAAGGTAACCCCATCTGTAGGTATGCGTACAGATGAGCTGTGGCAGTTGATGTTCGACAAATACCACAAGCTTGACGTGAGCGAATTGCTCATGCGCAAATCAGAGTTCGAGTCACTCTTTGCGGAAATGGTGAACATTCGACAGACCGGTGCAATTCCGGGGCCAAATTGGATGAACATTTGGGTGAGCAACGCGCACAAAATGGCGCAAGCAAGGCTAGAGGGTAACGCCACTCTGGGCCAGATCAATTTGCGTCGGGCAATACGCGACAACCCCCAAGCGTAAATTCAATATGTAGTAGGTGACTGTGCCGGTGTGTCCCAGGGGTTGTGTGGCACACCGGCACACACGTTTTGGTCGTTGTCGCAGGTAGGCAGGGTGTAGCCTGGTAGGTCTGCGAATCGGCGTGATGGCGTGTGTTTTTCGTAGAGAAATGTGAGAGGTATTCGGTGAGTTCAAGTGGCGACCAAAATGATGGACTGGGAACAAGCGAGAGCGGACCTGGAAACGATACGCAATCACCGGCAAATGCAGCCGATGAAAAGAACGCAACTACAGATGATGCAGTCGGGGTGGGAACAGATACGCAAACAGGTAGTACACGGGATTTGCTCTCTGCCAGGCCATTTGTCCGAGCCGCAAAGCTCTGGCGGGATGCCGGTTGGCTTGGGACAATTCCACTGCCCGCTCGAAGCAAAAACCCTCCTCCAACTGGATGGACTGGGCGTAACGCGGGGTTTCCTGACAACGCTCAAATCTCTGCCTGGGCCAAGCTTGCCCAATACAAAAAGGGAAATATCGGCCTCCATCTTGGATGGTCTATCACAATTGACGGCACAGAATACGAAGTCGTAGGGATTGACGTAGATGACTATGAAGATAATGGAAAGATTAAAGAGGGAGCAAAGCAATTACGTGCTCTCGAAGATCAACTTGGACCACTACCACGAACTTACGTCTCGACCGCCAGAGCTTCACGAGGCGATTTCAATTCTGGAATCCGATTCTATCTCGTTCCTCGCGGCCTGGCTTTCCGAGGCCAAGTCGATAAAGACATTGAAGTTATTCAGAAAAGCCACCGTTTCGCGGTTGTGTGGCCCTCGTACAATCCGAAAAGCGATTCTCAGTATTGCCTGTATTCTGCTGACGAATTCTTTGGGCCGGTGGGTGCAGAACGAAACCGTGTTGGTGGATCGCAGGGTGGAAAAGCTAGTGGGCAACGGCTGGGTTCCGGTAGCGAAAACGGCACCAGTTCACAACCTACGCCGTCACACGTTATCCCCCATGTAACTAGCCTGCCGTTCCTGCCCAGGGCATGGCTGGATTATCTCACCAATGGGCAGATGCAAGATGCCGATGGCGGCATCGATATGGAGTCCACGCCCAAAGAAATTGAGGACTGGGCCAACGAGCAGTTTAATGACCCCGATGACGTGTGTGTCTATATGGCACGTGTGCGCAACAAGTGGAAGCAACGCATTAATGACGAGGCGACCAGCCACGATAAGGTGCGCAATGCCCATTGGGAAATCATTAACTGTGCAGCCGAGGGCCACACTGGCTGGAATTCGGCCATCGACGCCATTGATGAGCATTGGATCAATGACGTTATGGCACGCTCCAAGCGTTCTGTACAAGAAATGCGTGGCGAGCTTTTCAGGTCTAAGATCAATTCTGTACGCAAAGTTAAGGTCAAGGTCGAAAATGCGACCTCTGCCGGTGGGGTCTACACCCCTGACGCCTGTGTGTGCGCACAGCGGGCAGCCATCACCGGTGGTGGTGGTGTGGTGGCGACGATGGGCGGGGACGCTGGTGGGCTGTTCGTCAGCGATAGCGAATTAGAAAACGATTCGTCTGGCCCGCCAGACGCTCTGGATTTTGTGTCGTGGGGCAATGGCAATTCGCCAGATGATTATGACCTCAACGACGATGGCAATGGTGAATTCCTTTGCGATCTGCTGCGTTACAAGTCTGGGCGTGTCAAATGGGTTGAAGGCTATGGCTGGATTGTGTGGACAGATGGCACACCTGAGCGCCCGAGTCGTTGGCTGCACGATGAGGACGGTTTGATCCGGCGTGCATTCTGGCGTGTAAAGCGTCACCAGGAGCATTTTGCCGAGCAGAAGCAAGATGAGGCAAATAACCTGTGGATGCAGACTGGTCGTATCACTCCGATGCCGCCAGACGTGAAAGCGGCTTTTGCTTTGGCAAAAAGATATGGAGATTGGGCAACTCGTAGCGGAAACAACAGACAAGCTGAGGCAGCCATCAATGCGGCAAAGAACTTCTCTGGCGTCAGTATGGATATCAATGAGCTTAACAAAAATCCATACTTGCTTGGTGTTGCCAACGGAGTTGTGGAATTGCGTAGTGATGGTGCCGTACTACGTGACGCAAATGCTGATGATTTTGTCACGCTTAACACTGGCGTAGAGTGGCACGGGGATTACTCTGGTTTGCGTAATACGCACGGGTATAAGCTGTGGGAAGAATATCTGGACCGATTTATCCCTGAGAGCAGACGCCAGGATTTCCAAACGATTTTGGGCTACTGCATCCTTGGTGGTAATGAAGAACGATTGATGTTGGTGTTGCTTGGTGGCACTTCTACAGGCAAATCAACCATGCTGCGTGCTTTGGGCGCTGCGATGGGTGACTATGCCTCCACGGTGACTCTCACGATTTTTGAGAATCACAAACTCAATCCGGCTCTGGCGAACGCGATGCCAAAACGTATGGTATTTACCTCAGAACTGTCTGCGGGCGACCAGCTTAGCGTTGCATCTGTCAAACGTATGACTGGCAATGACATTGTTATGGCTGAGCTAAAAGGCTCTAACATTCAGGTCGCAGGTATACCGCAATATGTACCGATTATGGCAACCAACACAGCACCAGAGATTAAGGGTGCAGATGAGGCCCTGCGCAAGCGTTTGATGGTTCTGCTGTTTGACCAGCGAATTGAGGACCGCAAGGACGAGAAGGGCGCGGCATTTGAGCTAGAACAACACGCATCTGAGGCGATCCTTGCGTGGCTCATTGAGGGCTTTGTGCGCTATAGGGAAATGGGTATCCCAAAAAACATTGAAATCAAAAAAGCCACAGACGATTTCAGTTCTCAGTTGGACCCGGTGAACGAATTCATTGGTGAATGCACTCGCCCGGGTAGCGATGATGCACATGTGCCCTTGACAGCAATGTACGCGGCATATGAGAAGTGGTGTGCAGCATCGAATGTGGATCGACGTGAGATTCTGAGCAGTCAGAAGTTCTCTAGGCGATTGGTGGGGATGGGCATTGTCAAGAGCAAGTCTACCGTGGAGAAGAAACAGCAGTGGGCATGGAAAGGGATTTTGCTTACCAAAACAGCACAGCTGCGCAATCAGCAGATCAGTAGTGTCAGCGATATCAAATTGAACACCGAAAGCGGGGACAGTAAATGATAGATGAAATATGGCTTCTTGTTGATGGGACATGGGTTTATTTAACAAATGTAAATACGAAATCCGGTGGCTCACCTCCGATCTGGTTTGAAAGAACTGTCAGCGGGCTAGACGAGAAAGGCAGACTGGTCAAGATCAATTTTGATAGAATTGCTGGCACCAGAGAGGTCTGACAAGAAAGGATAAACAATGTCTATTTCTGGTGGTTGGGGCCGCAACAGGATGCTCTTGAGCAAAATATTTGGGGTGTTTTTCGCTGCGTTGACGTTGACGCTGTTTAGCGTTGGCTATTGGGGCTGGACACTGGTGTATCAGCAAGAACCGGAATACCTATACATTGGCCGGTTGATCGGTCGGGGCTTCGATGTATTTGTGTTTGCCTTTATCACATACATCATTCATGCCGAAATCCATAGCCAGAGCAGGTTTAGGGCCGACTCTGGTTTATATTCGGCTGTACAACAGAAGATCGATGAGGATTTAGACCCCGACAAAACGCGCAGAGTGGACCTTGGCTAGGGGAGGTATCCAAGAAAGTTGGATAGATTTTCAAACTTGGATAGGTAAAAGTGCCCTCTGACCTGCGATTATCCAAGTATCCAAGTCTGGACAACTTTTTGGAGAATCTCTATACACGAGAAAAAAAGAACGTATATATGTAGTCTATCTATATATATTTCTTCTCGCGTAAGACAATTACTAATAAACTTGGATAGTCTTGGATAGTTGGATAAAACCGCAGGTCAGAGGGTGTTTTTGACCTATCCAAGTTTGAAAAACTTATCCAAGAACTTGGATAGATGCCTCTGACCTGCGGTTATGCAAGGAGTAGGGTTGGATGGGTGTGGGTGGGAGGCAAGATGGAGAGAAACGAGAGCACTGATTCCGTAATGGAATGAGCACTTGACACGTGCCATAATATCTGCCTTATTATGTGATTTTTAGAGGAAGGGTACTGAGATGACATTGCCACAGGATTTGAGCCAAGAGCTAGGGGAGAGTGAATACTCACACGGTGGAGGAATGTTCCCGCATCCTGATTCAGATTTTCAAAAGAATCGGACGCCGTTCCCTCAAGAGGATGATATTGATGATGATTTCAGAGATACGGTTGCGATTAGGCGTAGTGACCCAACGGTGGCTGATGAGACTACTAGGGATTTGCTTTTCGAAAAGGGAAACCCAGACCGCTTTGGTGGTCAGTCGCCAATTGTTCGAGTTCCTGCGAATCGTGCGCCAAGCAGTTTCCCAGTGATTGAGCCGAAGACAAGGGTTGATCGTGCCGACTAATTATGTGAGGGAATTGCCTAAAACCCTCAATCAGCGCAAGGGCATGGCTGTTGTCGGGGCAAATAATATGTTGCAGAGCTATCGTGGCAATGCAATGTATATGGGAGAGCCTGATGGGCCGATGCGGTTCATTAAATCTCTGGGTGAGGAAGTGCCCACCTACATCGATCCCCGTAATGATTTAAAGACCAAGTACAAAACGGCTGGCGCTCATAAATCTGTGGATTACCACATTCCACCGAGACTGCGTGGGCCGTACAAGCCTGAGCAATTAGCAGACTATGACCCAGATAAGCACTATGCCATTTTGAGTAAGACAAATTTCGTCCGCTGTGGCGGGATACGCAGTGATGGTCAGATTTGCCAAAAGACTGCGATGCACAGAACGGGATTTTGTAGCAATCATGGGGGCGCACTGCATCCTGCTGACAAGCTATTTGCTAGCGAGCGCGGCGTTGTCCCTACTAGTCCTGAGAAGCTAGATAGAATGCAGAAAGTGGAAATGGGGATCATCCCTGTTTCTGACCTATCTGATGAGGAAATTGCCAGGCAACAGGTAAAGCTGGACAACGGTACATTTGGTCCGACAAGTCAGATTCTTAGCGCACGCATCATTAACGCCATGCGTCAAGAGTTCTTCTCCCGCGCTGACCGCTTCGTGCGCGAAAACGTATTGGACATGTTGGAGGAAATGCGCAATATCGCTATCTCAACTGTGTCTGAGGACAAGGACAAAATTACCGCAGCAACATGGCTCATTGAGCGAGCTATGGGCAAGACGCCAGATGTGCTGATTACCAACAAGACCGATTCGCCTTTCGAATCCATGATGGGCGATGTGTTCGGTGGTAGTCGTGATGACTACCGGAATGGAAACACCCCAGCCGTTGGCGGGATGACCGTAATTGAGGGAGAAATTACAGATGAGCCTGTTGCCCTGGACGAAGAAGAATTTGACGAGGGAATAGAAGATGACCCTGTTGATGGAGTTCATAGCGGAATTGCTATCGGAACTGGTGAGCGGGATAAAGACGAGCAGCCCGATCCAAAAGACCCCATAGCGATTGCCAAGGCGCGGGCAGAAAAGAAAGCAGCAATTAAGCGCAGGCGCAATCGACAGTACGCAGCGAAATCGCGTGGGCTAAGTACCCTGGACGACCTGCCGTATGAGATTGTGTTTAAGAAAACCGAATTGAAAGAGGGCACCGTGACACGCATGAAGCTGCTCTCGCCCGAGCAGCAGAAAATGCGCTAAAGTACCCAAGACGGACCAGCTACCGGCGAATTGGAGAATCAAATGCCTATTGGCAGCAAGCGGATGAGTGCCCTGTACAAAGGCCGCAACGTTGCGACTCGTCCAATTCCTAGGGATGTATGGACCGACGAGGCTCGCGAATTGGCTGCGATGGTTGTCCAGAAGGCACCGCGTGAGGCACCGCAGTTCGGTCGGCGCGGTGGAGTCAACGCTCCCCAGCTTTCAGGACGGCGCGTGCGGTCGGCTGTGGGCGGCGCTGGCTTCAATCCGGCGCAGTCCAACGCCAAGCAGCGGTAGGGAGCTTCAAAAAAGCTCTCGTTTTCGCTCAGCAATTCTGTCCTGGTGTTGCTTCGACGCAGAAAATGAGTAGGGAATGGCCCTGATGGTTACGCCGAGCCGGATGGGCCATTTTCTATATGTAAGGGAAAACGCATGAAGCGTCACAACCACATGGTTTTGTTCAAGATTAATCGGTCGCCAGATGACCCTACAAAGGTTATCAATTTAGAGCCGATCCACGAATTGACCAGTGTTGAATTGCATGAGGGCGACGAATTCTGCACCGGATTGCTCAATATCGATATTTGGGGGAAGTAATGGCCCGCAGACGTAGGTTCTACGCTCGCGCACGCAATGGGCAATTCGCCCGTGTTGCTGGGTCAAAGGGCGTTTATCGACGCAAATCAACCACTGCGCGCAAGATCGCTATTGCTGGCGCAGGTGCGGTAGCGATTGCCGCAGCAGGGGTGAGCATTTATGCCGCCCATGAGGTTGGCAAGTCAAAAGGCTGGGACGTAGGCCATAGACAGGGTGTGACACAAGGCAAGCCATTGCGTGTGAATGGCAAGTTCGCCAAGGGCAAGCGTCCCGTAGCCAAAAACCCCTATATCGCAGGCAGCAAGATTCGTGGTGGCAAGGCTCGCGTTCAACGCACGGTCGGCCACACAATTCCTGGCCGAAAGATCAAACGCTAGCTATTTGTGCTAACATGGCCCAATTATGGGACTGAATAAGTGGAGCATCTTGGATCACCCTGCGGTGGGCTTTGAGCCACACGTGGGCCAGTTGCAGGTGATGGAATCCAAAGCACGACACCGCGTGGTGTGTGCAGGCCGACGCTTTGGCAAGTCCTATGTGGGAGGCCATGAGCTTCTGCCATATGCGTGCGCGGCGCGATATGAGGCCGATTACCTGAAAGAAAAGGGAATTCGGCGAGAGTATTGGATCGTTGGCCCGCAGTATGCTACGGCTGAAAAAGAGTTCCGTGTGCTGTGGAACCTGTGCAAGAAATTGCAAATCCCATTTGATACACCTGGCTCATACAACAGCACCGAGTCCGGCCTGATGAAAATTAGCCTGTGGAATGGTGCCTGCATTATCCAGGCCAAATCAGCACAGCACCCCGAAAGCCTGGTTGGTGAGGCTTTGAGCGGGGTAATTCTGGCTGAGGCCGCAAAGATCAAGCCTATTGTTTGGCAGCAGATGATTCGCCCGACCCTCGGTGACTTCGATGGTTGGTCATTGCATACCAGTACCCCAGAGGGGAAGAACTGGTTTTATGACCTGTTCAATTACGCACGCGACGTAGAGCATACTGATTGGGAATCTTTCAGGATGCCCGCGTGGCGTAATAACCATGTCTATAAGACGCCCACCGTGGACGCAGACGTTAAGCAATTGCTGCGTCTTATGGAAGAACACTACGGCTACAGCGCATTCGCTATTGCTCGTGAATATGGTCTGACTATCGACCGTGAGGTTTTGTCTACCGCAGATGAGTTGACCATTCCGCTGTTCAACCAGGAATACGGTGCTGAATTCACAGACTTCGTGGGCAAGGTCTTCAAGGATTTCGATGAAGAAACCCATGTGACACGCTTGCAGTACCAGGACAGCCCATCGTGGCAGACCGTGGCCGCAGTGGACTATGGATTTACCAACCCAAATGTATGGCTACTCATACAAATCGGCCCGAGAGGGGAATTGAATGTTCTCGCAGAGCACTACCAGGAAAATCAAACGGCAGATGAGTTCGCTGATGAAATTATACGTCGGGGACTGTGCCCGAGCAATCTCAGTTATTTTTACCCTGATCCTGCTAGCCCCGGTGATACGCGCATTCTCGAATCGAAATTCCGAAAAGCAGGACTCCGCGCCACAGCCCGTCCCGGCACCGGTGGTGAGCTTAAGGCGCGTCTAGACCTCATTCGTCTTGCGCTAAAAAATTACGTCCACGACTCCATTGCGTATGACCCAGACGATATTTCTACGCATGGACGCATGGACGACTGGCGACCACAGTTGCTATTTGATGTGAAATGTCCGCGCACGATCAAAGACATGGGCGAATATCGATATCCCGACACCACAGAGCAGGCTAAGGGCGAGATTTCGACAGCGCGATTCGAATTGCCCATGAAAAAGGACGATCACGGACCAGAAGCTCTCGGACGCTTCCTGGCGGGCCTCTACAATGCTCCCGAGAATAGGTTTACGGGCGGCACACGTGTTTCGCGAGCTAAATTCGTTCGCAGCATTGGAAATCAGTCGGCGCGCTCTAGTACGCCTACTGGCCTGAGCAGTAACGTTCGTGGGAAGATGGCCCGTACACCGCTAATGAACGACTATCAGCCTCCCCGTTAGGGGTTGCTCGCCTTTGAAAGGCTCACAATATGGCCGTCGATACCATTCAGTACGCAACGAGTAGCGAATATCGCCCTACTCCTAGCGAAAACAACGTCGTTGGCGAGGCCGATCAGCTACGAATTGCGGCATATGACCTCTATGACGGTATCTATCACAATAGGCCGGAAACGCTCTCTCTCAGTCGCGTAGGCGAAAATGCCAAGCCGATCCTTATGCCATCTGGCAAAAAGATTGTGGATGCGACCTCGCGTTATTTGTGTGTCGGATTCGACTACTTTGCGAAGGGGCCTAATGATGACGAAACTGTCCCTGATACGGGTTCTGTCGATCAGCCTTTGGTCACTCAAGATAGTATTGAGTCGGGCAACGCCATCGAAGCGTATTTCGCCAATTTCTTTGTCCGCGAGCGGATTAAGGCCAAATTCGCTACCCAAAAGCAATATGGCCTTATTCGTGGGGATGCCATTTGGTATATCACCGCAGACCCGAATAAGCCTCAAGGCGAAAGGCTAAGTCTCCATGAACTGGACCCGAGGCAGTATTTCCCGATCGATGACCCGCAGGATAACACTAGGGTTATTGGATGCTACATTGTTGATCTTGTCCAAGACCCAACAAAGCCGGATGACAAAGACGCGAAAGTTGCGCGCCGCCAAGCGTACCGAAAAGAGTACGGCGAGAATGGCGAATTCCTAGGCATTAGCTCTGAGCGACTGTGCTTTGAGGTAGGCAAATGGGACGACCGAATTCTCAAGCCAGACGAGATTGTTGAGGTTCCCAATCCCGCCCAGGACGTAGCGAAGTTTATGCTGCCCGCAGGCATCAAGAGCCTGCCGTGCTATCACATCAAGAATAAGCGCGTGCCCAACAGTGGCTTTGGCATGAGCGAAATCGCTGGCCTGGAAACGCTGATCTTTGCGATTAATCAGGCTATTAGCGATGAAGACCTGACCCTGGCTATGCAGGGTTTGGGTATGTATGTTACCAACGCTTCGCCTCCGCAAAACCCAGACAATAGCACTGGTGACTGGACTGTTGGTCCTGGCGAGGTTATCGAGATTGGCGCAGAGCAGGAATTCACTCGCGTAACTGGCGTGTCCAGCGTTGCGCCTTATACCGAGCACATTAAGGCCGTCGATGACGGCATGATGCAGGGCGCAGGTATCCCTGAAATTGCTGCTGGTGCGGTAGACGTGAGTGTGGCCGAATCTGGTATCGCATTGATGATCCAGATGGCACCGATCCTGAGTAAGAATTTCGAGAAAGAACTCGAAATCATCCTCACTCTTGACCAGATGTTTTACGACATGGTTAATGGGTGGCTGCCTAGCTACGAGGAATTGCAGCCCAATGGCTCTGTGGTGCAGACCATTGTTGATGACCCGATGCCGGTCAACCGTGATGCCAAGATTCAGGAATTGATTCTTCTGTACACGACCGGAGTCATTACGCTGGCAATGGTCGTTAAGGGTCTTATGGAATTGGGCTACACGTTTAGCTCGAATGACCCCGTAGAGGCCGCAGCAGAAATTACTGCCGAGCAAAAGCAGAAGTCCATTGACATGATGGGCGACCCATATGCAGACCCGAATTCCGGCGTGGGAGATTCCGAGGGAAACACGGGCGAGCAGATTGACATGGGACAGAGCTAGCCCTGCTAGGATGCCCCTATGGCACGCTTTGGTAGGCGCAGTTTCCGCAGGCTCCGCGTGAGTTTGCAGACTAAACGCGGAAATGCGCTAACCGGGAAAAGGGCTAAAATTTATATTCGAAAGCCCTCTATCTCAGCGTCCAAATTGAAAGGATAAAGTGGAGTTTCACGACTCTGACCCCGAACGTCGTCGCGCAGAAATAATCGAACAATCCGTCTGCACGGCAAGCATTACAATTAAACAGTTGCAACACGAAGTACACGGCGAACTGTACTTGCTGCTCGAACCAGAGAATCAGGAAATCTCCCCACCAGAGATGATTAAGATTCTCGAAATGGCAAAGATCGAATCGATCAGGCAAATGGGTACTATTTAGCTCTATGAATGCCCATCGTCACTAGGAGACGATATGGCCCGCAAAAAGCGAGGCACCTATGCGGGATACAAGTCGCAGAAACAGTGGCGATGGGCATTTGCCACCAAACAGCCTTGGGCGAGAGAAAAGGCGCACAAGACAAAAGGTGGCAAAATAGTCCGGTATCGGCGACTACCGGCCAGCAAGCATTCTGGGAAAAAGGGTAGTCGAAGGAGAAAACGCTAATGGCGCGCAAACCGTACCGGATGACACCGGCTCGTCGTGCAGCACTAAAGAAAGCTCAGGCCGCATCTGCGCGCAAGCGTAGTCGTGGTGCATTGGCTAAAAATGTCGCACGTGGGGCCATTGGCTCTAAGGGTGGCTCTCGTAAGACCAAATACAAGGCCGCTCGCAAGGCCGGTAAGTATGTAGCAATTGGTGCAGCTGCCGTGGCCGTAGGTGTCGGCGTGGCCTATGGTGCCAATCGCGCTGGCAAGAGCTATGCCAATGCCGTGAAGAAAAACGGTGATCGTCGCCGTCAGCGCGAAGCGTCATTGAAATACCCGCACCATCGTCGCGCACCACAGTCGCAGGCGAGCAAGAATAAATCCAGCGTAAAGCCGTCTGCGCCGAAGAAGACTTCTGCTGCAACGCACAAGCGCCGTGAAGAAACCCGCCTGAGGCAATTGCGTAAGGTTGGCGACCGTGGCCTGTACAACGCAGGGCTTGGCAGTTCCGGTACGAATACCATCACCATGGGGTCTGCGCCTAGCCGTAAGAGAAAGCGCAAGGGCGCACCGAAGTCCAAGAGTATCAATGCACAAATTGTTTCCCACAGGTTTAAAGGCAACACCACTGCGCGACTCCGGGGCAGAGGAAGAGGAATTGCCTAATGCCATCCGCAGTCAAGCCAGCGTCTTTTTCTAAGAAAAAGACCCGCAAGAAGAAGTCTGGCGAACCCAAAAAGACTGTGGGACAGGGTGTTCGCAAGGTCATCAAAATCAGGGGTAAAAAGCGTCGATTCAAGGCTCTGACACCAGCCCAGATGTTGGCTATTCAAAAGGCGCGCAGGGCATCTGCGATCAAACGCAAGGGCAAAGCGAACTTTAGCCGAAAGAAGAAATAATGGCACGCCGACCTATGAC